ATCACGCTGCTATCGGTCGGATTAGTAATAGTTTACTCTTGCTTAAATCGTTTGGTTGTATATCCGCACTGACATATAGGCTCAACGTTTATTATTTTAATTTCACAGCCTAATAATTTCTTATTGTTAATTTTTAATCTACCAATAAGATATTTATTAAGCTTTGTGTTGTTAAGCATATCTAATGTATTACCTAAGCATATTTCTATGCTAGTTTTAACTAATACTTTATCTATAATAACTATTTCGCCTTTACGTTTTCCGTATTGTTTTACATGATAAGTTAAATTGTTTAAGTATATAGGTATACTATACATTTACTATAGCCTTTATACTCTGCATGTTAGCATGTAATGTTTTATTCTCTAATATCAATTTCTTACAAAGGATTTTAAGTTCCTTGTTGTCTTTTGAGAATACGTTATACGATTCATTACCTCCATTACCATAAAGTTCTTTGTTTATATAATCAGCTAACATTTCATACAGTTCTCTGTTCTCATCTTTTGAACATAACACATCTTCATATAGGTTTATATAATGAAGTGATGTTGCATGGTGTTTCTCTATTATATAACCTAATTGTTTTAGGGTTATCTTGAAGTACTCATATATTACAGCAATTATTATAGCTTGTGTTTCCACAAACTTTCTTTTCCTTGTACCTATATGTAACAATTCAATGCTGTTGGTTGTATAAGCTTTCTTAAACAGTTGAATTATTATATCTTTGTCACTGTTTGATATACTCAGGGAATGCACTCTTTGCGAAGCTACTGTCCAGGGATTTAATCTGCTTGCTAATTTCTTTTGCCTTGAGGTGTCCTTCATGTTTTTCTTTTTTAGTGCTATCCATTCCTAGGTTAGCTTGTATACTAGCGTTCTTGACTAGTAGTATGTCTATTTCTTTTCTAACTTCCTTGTTAAAATAGTAAGGCGTTAAGCCTGCTTGATTTCTTGTGTCCATAAATACCCGTGTTGTTTAGACGTGCTCTGTTTGGTATATGCTCATTAAAGTATAACCATGCATAGTCTGTTATTAATTCACCTTCAGTGTTAAAGTATGTGACCTTAGTCTTTTCTCTCTTGTACCATTGAGGGTGTCCTTCTAGCATATCAAGGTCCTCAAGGGTGTGTCCATCAACTAGATAGATTTCCCCTGAGATTTGTGATTGCTTACTTGATTTTGAAACATAAGGAATGCCATCTTCATACATAACATACATGTCGTCTGTAACACCTGGACCTACCAGTTTAGAATCAGATAACAATATGTTATTATTAAATCCACTTTTCAATGTTCCGTATACAAATACTAATTGCTCTTCCATTAAACTATTACTATATTACCACCGTTAAGGTCTGAAGATAATTCTTCGTTAATGTATTTTTTATATAACTCTATAGTAGAATCTATTTGCTTGTTACCAAACTCAATAGCTTCAGGACTCATCTTGTATATACCTACACCAAATGGTGCTTTAAGTTCTACCATAATGAAATAGAAGTCTTTCTTTTGTGTTCCGTTTAAATAGAATGCTGCTTGTTGGGTTATCTTGTAGTCGTTTACAAACTTAGTAAAGCTTTCGTGGTCTGCTCCTTTGCTTGTTGTTTTTATATCAACTAGATAATCTTTACCTTCAATGTCTACTTTACCTTTACACTTAAGCCCTGTCTTAACATCTTCCCAGAAATGAATAGTCTCACGACCTTCAGCTTCCTGAATTAGATGATTGGCATTCAAGTTTCTTGTAATGTTGTTATACATACATTCGAAAACATTTTCGTAGTGAGCTGGTATAGCTTTTCTATCTCCAATCTCTTCTAAAAATGCAGCGTACATTTCCTTACCTACCTTAGTTCTTTTATCAATCTTTGGAGCGTATACATAACGCTTATCAAAATCTTCTGGCTCTAATAGATAGCAGTGAAATGCACTACCAACTAATAATGATTCAGATTCTTTATGCTCCATGTTTAAATAATGCTCTAACCTCATAGTACTACCAGACATTAACTGTTTAAGCATACTATTGGTTACATACATGTTATCAGCAAAGTAAGATTCATCGTCTACTATGTAACTGTCTTCTAACTTCTTACTTTCCCGCATTGATTGTATATTTAGCTACTGTTGCTGAATCATTCCATCTTGTTGGAACGCTTATGTTTTCTGTATCAAACTTGTATCCTTGGTCTTTAAGGATGAAGATAGTAGCGGCTAACCTAGTGTTACCTAGTTCCTTGAATGCATCGAACGATGTAATGCTACCATATTCTTTTAGATAGGCTATTAGCCTTGTTGCGTGTGTGTCTTTTGTCTTACTCATCTGTCTCTATATTTATAACTTCAACTCCTGTGTCTTGTTGTAATCTCTTTAGCATAGCTACATCTATAACTTCCTGTGCTATTTCGGTTCTACGAATTTCAGGTAGTTCTTTATATAAGCATAAAGCTTCAGCGATAGCACTCTTATGGTCTAATGCATGTAGCCACTGTGTATATACACCAGTAACTTCATCATTAAATTGACTGACTCTCTTTTGTTTCTTGTTCGTCGGCATCTGTAAGGATTCTAATTATTACTCCTGGGTTTTCTTTATCAACATGGTATCCATGAAAGTATGGTACTAAGTTAAACACATCATCATCTTCTATATAGCCATACTTAACCATAAGGTCTTGAACAGTTTGAGCTGGATTGATGTAATCAAATCTTCTCTTACTATTTCGTATAAAATAGAACGATATATGTAACGGTGTACTTAGTCCTTTAGTAAGCTTTAAGAATTTTTCTTTGTTTTCCAAGTAATCTCCTTTGCTTTTCTTTATGTATTCTCTTGTTGCTTTGCTGTTTATCAGCATTTTACCTGTCCATTGCTTACTGTTCTTACTAGAACTTACATTGAAGGGTATGAAGATTTCATTTGACTGCATGATAGTGAATTAGTTAAACAATAAAATATTGTAGCGAGTCGCTAGTTCCAACTCGCTACATATTTTTATTTAGAAGGGCATTGAATCATCAGCCACTACAGAATTACTACCAATGAATGCATCGTGTGCAGCTTGATACGCTGCTTGGTCTGTCTCTGAAAGATTCTTGTTGTAAGAATCCTTCCATGTAACAGATTTACCTGCTGCACTTGCAAACTTATACTCTACCATTTTCTTAACTACAGGTGCTCCTGTTTCTTTATCGTTAGTCCAATACTCACGCTCTCTTAAGCATACAGTAATCTTACCGCCCATAGTTTCTTTACAAGCTTTAGGTAGGTCATTGAAAGACTTAGCTCCTGCTGACTGTAAGAATCCTTTAAAGATTTCAGTACGAACACGTGCTGCGTTCTCTGACGTTATACCTTTTTCTACTCCACTAAATCTAAGGTTTGAAACACCTTGGTCATTAGATACTTTGAACTCTACATAAGGCGTACCTGTGTATCCTTGTTTTTGATTAGAGTTACTCATTTCAACTATACTCACTTGGTGTATACCTGCTGGTAAATAACTTGTCTGTTCTTTTACCTCTACTGTGTTTAAATCTGGAAACATAATTGTTTTCTTTAGTTGTTACTATTTATAATACTCTTCACACTTTTCTATTACCTGTGCAAGGTCATTGTCTATATAGAGTTCATCGAACATTTCCATAGGACTTTTCGCTGAATCTTTACCTTGAGACTGAGTTCTAAACCTGTGCTTAGTACCTCCATCTTCATTTGAATAATGGTTATCAGTGAATAGACATAGGACAAATTCCTTCTCTACTCTCTTCTTCCATCTATTACCATCGACAGCTACAAATCTTTCTTGTACCCCGTCTTCTCCATCATAAGCACCGTCTATAGCTAAGTATATAATATACTTCTGCGTATTCTTGCTCATGTTTAGGATTCGGTCTATCTCCTTATTATAAAAAGACCATACATCAAAGCCTTTAAATCTTACATCAGCCTCTCTGTATATCATTTCTATAAGAGAAGTGAATGATTCTATTACGATAGTATCAATGTCTGGAGATTCAACAGCTTTTTTGAATGCTGTATTGAAAGTATTAAGGTCGGGGATAGGCATATTCTTGAAGTTCTTTGCTCCTCTGAATGGTAGTTGCTTTCTCTCTGTGTTTAATACTGCTGTTCTTTCTGCGTTAAGGTTACGCAAGGACGATGACTTACCTGAGCCACTCTTTCCTACTACTATAATGTTTGGTTTCATTTGTTTTTTGTTTTCAACTTTTTGTAGTCTTCTAGGTTATACGTTTTGGTTTTCTTTTTGGTAGCACAAACAAACTTCATGAAGCCTCTTAGCATTATCTTCTCATCTTTACTTACACGCTCCTTTATTTCAGTAAACGTCTTATTAACAACTTTTCTGATGATTTCCTTGGAAAATGGGAGGTCTTTACTGATGGTATCTATAACGTCTTTAGATGTTTTCATAACTTTTACAAATATAATGTTTTTATTTATTAACAAAAGGAATTATCTTCAATATCTTCAAACTTAGTTAGGTAATTAATCCATTTAAGCCATTTACTACCTACTCCTATGTTTCTTCCTTTAGCAAATATAATCTCAGCCATTCCTTCTGTGCTGTTTCCAACATCATCGTTCTGTATATTGTAATACTCTGGTCTGTATACAAACACTACTGCGTCTGCTGCCTGTTCTATCTCGCCTGATTCTCTTAGGTTAGACATCATTGGTCTGCATCCTTCGTTGCGTTCAACTCCTCTTGATAATTGTGATAAAGCTATGATTGTTATGTTAAGCTCTTTCGCAATATTTTTTAAGGACCTTGCGATGACAGATACTTCTTGCTCTCTACTTCTTCCTTTAAGCATGTTGCTCACAAGCTGTAGATAATCTATCATCACAAGTTTAACGCCCCTAGTAATTACATACTGCCTAATTTTATTAAGCAAATATCTTAAGCTTGTACTCTTACAGTCGTCTATATACAGTGGTAGTCTTTCTATTACTCCAGATGCTGTATGTATCGAACCCCATTCATCACTAGTTAAAGTACCTTTTATAAGGTATCTATTGTCAATTCCTGTCTCAACACTGATTATCCTGGACATTAACTGTGTAACAGACATCTCGTAAGAGAATACAACGCTGTTATTACCTCCTCTAGCTGCATTTGTAGCGAAAGCTAATGCAAGGGAAGTTTTACCCATAGATGATGCTCCACCGACGATTATAAGGTCTTGCTCCTGCCAACCTCCCGTGAACTTATCTATAGATTCGAACCCTGATGTAATACCGCTTATACCTAGTGATAGTGAATTCTTTTCTATAACCTTGATAGTATCTTTAAGATGCTCTTTAATATCTACAATAGAACCTTGTTCATTCTTGTTTATATCTATTAAAGATTTCTCAATCTTATCTATCTCTTCGTTAACGTCAGAGTCGATAATGTTTACTAATACATCTTGGCATATAGATTTTAGTACTGTCTTCTTATGACTATTCCTAAGAAAGTTAATACATGTAAGAGTATTATGCATATAACTAATACCGCTATCTAAGCATTGAGCTAATTGGAAATGTATCTGTGCATCACCTTTAATCTCACTACTAGCTTTAAGCAAATCAAACTTACGACCTGCTTGATACTCTTCATCTAACCATTCATATATACTTTTATATACCTTAGTATTGAATAGTCCAGGAGAAAGCATCTCACTATATTCATAGTAGTCAGACTTTTTGTTTATAAGCTTACTTAACAGTATTAATTCTATGTCATCGTTCATCTCTACTTGTTTTATTGTTCATCCTCTTAATGAAGTTAGTACCTGCTACATACTCATCTTCATACCGTTCATTCTTTATCCACCTCTCAGCGTGTTGGAATTCGGGTACAAACTTATTACTTCTTTCCGAGTCAGCCTTATACTTTACTTGTATTTTAATAGCCTCCATTATAGTGGCAACAAGTTTCTCTTCAGGTCTTAGTCTCATCCATTCAAACTTTGCTTTCTTCTTACCTACCTTAATAGGGTAAGCTTTCCAGAATAACTCAAAGCCTTCTTCCATCTTCATCTTCTCCATACCAGACATTCTTCTTTGTGGTGCAGTGAAAAGGGACTTCATCTTGCTAGTAAAGCTTATAAAGTCATGCTTAATGATTATATAACCATAGTATTCAAGCTCACTGTATGACGATTCTAACTGTTCATTTGTATAGCCGTATATATCCTTAAGCACCTCGTGTCCTATCTCATGTTGCTGAGTGGATGCATGATACTCAAGAATTAGGAAAGAGAGTAGACTTACATTAAGCCTAGCCTCTTCCCATAAACTTATAAGGTTGTTCGCTGCCTTGGTTAGTTCAGACATTGATTCTCCTTCATGTGCTTTATGATTATTTGTACAGCTTTCTTGGATATATCACTAGAATTACCAGCAATGTTATCCATAACATTATCTTCTGAATTAGTATGGTGAGTTAAGTAATTAGTTACACCATTAAACAACCCGTAATAAGTATCGCCTTTCTCATTAAACTCAGTCAATATACATTGCTCTATTAAGTCTCTTCTTTCGTGGTATATGGCTGTCTTTCTCTTGTTCTTAGAGTTTGCTACTAAATCCATCACACCGCTTACCAACTCACTACCAAGTGATATGTCTATAGAATGTCTTTGCATAGTCTTCATAAGATTGGCTATACCTGTGATGTTATTCTTAATCATCTCATCTAAGGTGTTACTACCTTCTATATCTGATATAGATTTAGTGTGCTTGATGATATGGTTCTTATCCTTATCATTCATTAGTGTACCAAACATGTTAGAACAACTGTGTATCTGATTACATACTCCGAACACTAACTTCTGACTACCATCGTGTGATGATAACGCATATACATAGGTGTCTGCCTTCTCCTGACCCCAGTCAGACTGATGTGTAGTCTTGATAAAGAAGTATACTTTTCTACCGTGGTTAAATACACCACATTTAGATTCATTAAGGTTATACTTACCTTCGCCTATCTTGTTTAGTACTACATCTAACAGCTCACTGTTTTGTTTAACAGTGTATGCACTACGTACTGGGCCTAACGCCTCACCTGTAGTATTGTTTACTGTTGCAAAGAATGGTGTTTCTTTGTAGTCAGTTATATCTGACTGTGTGTACATCGTTTGTTTGCTAACGGTAAAGTCTAACTTTCCGCTTACTAAAAATTCTTGTCTATTCATTTCCTAATAGTTTATCTGCAGCATTAATTGCTTGTTCGTATTTTTTCCACTTCTTATAATTCATACTAGTAATATCAATATTGACAGTGTCTAGCATAATCATAAGTTCTTTAATGATTTCTTTTTCAGTCACTTGAGTTATCTTTTTTGTCTTGTTTAATTTGTTTGTCTAACAGTAGCTCTTCGTATAGTAAGTTCTCTGTTTGTTGTTGTGCTTCTGCTTTCATTATGATAGATTCCATGTGATGATTATTATGGAGTGATTCCATCTCTTGCTGCTC